AATCGAGTCGTAATTCACTTTCGTTCACCTTTATGTTGGGTATGGGTTTTGTAAACGTCTTACAGTAATCCCAGATAACTTGTTTTGCCTGTGAGTAGTATGGGCAGATGTAGGCATACCTACCATCCCCACTAGAGTCTGTACAAGCACATTTTATCAATTCATTAATACACGCTACCGACTTGCCCGCCCTTCTGTGAGCGACCACAACCGCCCACCTCTCTTTTCTTGCGTGTAGTGGTTTAAATACATCTCTTGGTTTGTAGGGGATGACAACCTTCATGATTCCCACCCGATAACAAGACTTGCCGCTGTGCCGTCCGCGTTAGTGATACCGAACGCCACTCTGTTCTGCTCCTTAGCGCTTGCCCATCCATGCACGTTTTGAAGGATAGCTAACGCCGCCTTTGTATCGCCCCCTAGCGCCGCGTCTTTTAGCACCTGTGCCATTTGCGCCTCTGCGTCGGCAGCGCCCTTCATCGTCATCAACTCAACGTTTGGGTCGAGTTGGCACAACTGCCGATACTCGCTTGGAAGTAGCCCCGCAGCGAGGGCGAGCTTGTCACCCTTTAGCCCAAGTGCTGACGCGTCGTAAATGGCGTTTAGACGCGCCTCTGTAACTTTTAATTCTCTTGGTGAATATGGAAATGATTGCATGGTCGCATGAATCCTTAGCTTGTTAAAAATTATTTATAATATATATGGAAATGACTTTTTTGTCTGTGAATCTTTTGCATCACCTTCGGAAATGAACGCCCCCCCCCTATGCGTCATTTATTTGACTATGTGTCAAATAATTGACGGTATATATGGAAAATGCAAATAGTATAGGAAAAATGCAAACGTTGGAGATAATGCCCCCGCCAGTCGTCTTGTCAAGTCCTCCCCGCCTGCGCTTTATTTTTTATTTTAACCCCCCCCATCGCTGGAAGCCACGGATTACGCGGGTTACAGAGGATTCAAGGCTAAGTGTCAATTATTTGACGTTATTGTATGTCATTGATTTATAAGGCTTGCAAGCTGTCTGCCCTGCTGTCTGCCCTGCTGTCTGCCCTGCTGTCTGCCCTGCTGTCTGCCCTGCTGTCTGCCCTGCTGTCTGCCCTGCTGTCTGCCCTGCTGTCTGCCCTGCTGTCTGCCCTGCTGTCTGCCCTGCTGTCTGCCTGGATAGTGTAGGCAGTCATTTAGGTATATGTAGGCAGTTAAAAACGGTGTGACTGCCTACGCCTGCGCCCAGCGTTGGCGTGGGTTTGCGCGATTGTAGGCAGTGTAGGCAGTCTATTTTCTGCCGCTCTTTTATATATATTATTATATACCTTATTATTATTATGGTATATATTATAACTTTTTCTGTATAGTAAATAGACTGCCTACACTGCCTACACCTTTCGCCAAGTCAAGCAGAGCGCGGGCTTGCGCGTAGGCAGTCCATTTATAATTTACTGCCTACAAACTGACTACACACTGACTACAAATCACAATTTGCAAAATAAAGTATTGCATTTAATTTTTATTGCTGCATAATTCTTTGCAAGTCGTCAAGTTTGGCGACTGCCTACATTGACTACACCTGACAAGAGAGAGAATAACAATGATTGCTATACACACTAAATATTTACCTGTTTCAAATTCACGCGGAAGTAGAATTAAAGCCTACACCGCAGCGCATGGCAACTTCAAAGGGTTTGAAGTTACTATTTCATATCCGCATGAATTTAGCGGCGTTGAATGCCATTTTCAGGCCGTTAAAGCGCTAATCATTAAAAATGAGTTAAATTGGAGTTTAGACAATATGCGATATGGTGTCAGCGCCGACGGGCGCGGATATTCATTTTGTTTTGACGCGTCGAAGGTGTCGATATGATTTACATTCAACGTAAAAGCGCCAAGATTCTTGAAACAGTAGACGCGTTTGACACTATAAAGGAGGCACGCGTTATGCTTAAAGAGTATCAATTATCAGATATCGGCGCCGTTTACTATCTAAGTCGACGCGCTTGCAAGGCGTGGAACGCGTAAAGATTCCAACGTATAGCGCGTTAGCAATAGCGCGTTATGCGGTGTAATTTTGCACCTAATAAAAATAGAGAGAAAAAAAATGGCAACTATATACTTAGAATTTATTGACGCCCCTATGTGGTATCACACGCGCGGGTTAATGCAAACGGCGACCGGTTACGGTAAAAAGCTAAACACTGGTAGAAAAGCACTGGTAGGTAACAAAGAATATCGCGTTTACGCGACTTGCTATTCTAATGTAGCAAGTCTTTATATCATCATCAAAGGCGTGAAAATTTACGTTGATAGTTGGAATTAATATTATGAAAACATATTTAATAAATGACGACGAATTATTCAATTATAGAGTTGAGGCTACCAGCTACCGACAGGCCCTTGCGATATTTAAAGATTTATATCGCGTCAAAGGTCGATTACGTTTAACGGCGCGATATGCAAACGTTAAAGAGTACAAATTGGACAAATCTAGCTATATATTTTCAATTAGTGAGGCGCTGTAATGAAAAATTTTTATGACGTGGTTATGGGAAGTATAGCGGTTGCAATTTTTACTGTAATTTTCGTATCGGAATTAATTGTTCTATTTCAACCGTGAGATAACAAAATGATAATAATATTTTTAATACTGATAAAGTTTGCCGTTTTGGCAATACTACTGGAAAAATAAACAAGAAGGCGGACGAAAGTCCGCTTTTTTTATTGCCTCAAACAATAACAAGGGTTTAAACGCCCTTTTTTATTGCCTACCATTTAACGGCCTATAAAGCCCGCTATAGTGCTAAACAATTTAAAGCAATACTACCCTACGCCTTATCATTCAATCAACTAATGACAAGCCAATAAAGGCTATTCTATAGCCCTATTCAATAGCAGGCGCGGGCGTAAAATCACGCGTAAACGAACGCGCAAAATCTTATTTGATGGTTATTTGATAAGGTCGGATTTTCGAATTTGGGAATGCTTAGGATTTCAAATCTAATGAACGCTCAATTTTTGCCACGAAACGATTTGCAAAATTTTGCCACGAAACCAAATGCCAAAAAAAATTCCCCAATCATCCGAGCCGATAATTGGGGAACACTTTAAGTACACATGGACTAACAATTAGAGAGAATTGTTGCAACTAGTCTACTTAATCGCTACAACTTTTGCAACAGGTTTTTGCTCTGCCACATCACGCAACGCAGACTTGCTCATGTGCGCAAACTCAGGTGCGCAGAAAATGTGTTTCTTAGTCTTAGACGAGCGCGAATTGCACATTCCCTTATCAGCCCAACCGGCTTCTTCGAGTGCATGAAACAAAGCAGCAGGTGGAAATTGCTTACTGCCAAACGACATAGCGGCGCGTTCACAGATGGCTTGAAAGGGAGAGGCAATCACACCGGATGCAAACTCACCCATGCGAAGCGTAATCATGTCAAGAAGCGACGACTCAACCGCGGACAGACTATTCTGCACAAGTGACATTTTAAAGTCTGTCATGGGCGCAGGCGCAGCAGGGTTGAACGCAGACACATCACGCAAGAACAACCAGTTGGCAATAAGGTCATACCCACCGCCGTCATTAAACCATCGCCATATAGCGGTAGCTGATTGCGGCGTAAGACGCTCCGCCGTACTCCATGTGGCAAACCAACGACGGTCGCCGCTTTCAAGTGACAACGGCACACGGTCGTTGGAGAACGCAAGCACAGCCAAACGATTTACGAGATTGTAGGGGGCAAGGCCTTTACGGTTAACAGACAGCATCTCAGGTGGCGCGGCGATAACAGGCTTAAGTTTATTAGCTAGCATCCGACGGGCGGCGCTGTCGGCTTCTTTAAGCTCATTAATGACGATAACCTCTGCTTCTAAATGATAGCCCCACGCGGACTGAATGGTGTCAGTAGACATAAGTGAATAATTGCGCAAGTGAGGTCCACACACGGCGTAAATGAATGGGGCATACATCGTATCTTTACCAATACCTTGACCGCCGGCGTGAAGAATAGCGTGGTTAATCTTAACGCGTGGATTCTGCACCTTAAACGCCATGTAATCCCAAATGTGTTCCAGCTCACGCTCGTCAGGAACAAGCGATTTACAGTGGTCAAGCCATAAGGATATATCGCCACCCAAATTTCCGCCACGAGATGAATCTGGACGGGCGTCACGCCAGCGGTTGCCATACAATTCACCGTCACGCATAGCAATCACCGAGTCACCAGCGGCAAAGGTGATACCTGCCAGCACTCTAGCGCCCATCACCTGACGATTCTCGTCAAAGCTCATGGCGGCCTCTATTTTGCGGTCAGAGTGAATACTTTTGCACGACACATGACGAAACACGGCGTTAAACGTCTGACGTGAAAATTCACGACGGTTTTGCAAATCAAAGTAGGAATCGTCTGACATAACGTACGCGAAGCGTTGATACCACTCCGCCTTTTCAAGCCGTGCGATTTCCTTCTGTTCGACTTCTGCAATGATAGCCGCCGCGTCAGTGCTGAACATATCAGACGGTTCAAGTTTGCCAATAGCGGTGTGCATCACCTCTGCCAATATTTCTTCACGAAGACCATGTGAGTGTTTAGGGCCGCCATTCTCAGCCACCCACGCGAGATAAGTACGGCTGTCCCACAACGAGCAATGCCCATGAAAGCAACAATAAGCGCGGTTAAGCGGATGGTATCTGCCCATCAACTGACCATCAGTATGCTCAGCATGGTTAGGGCAAACTACTCCAACCCACCCCTCAGCGTTAGCAGACTCTAAAATATCGCCACGAGAAGACAACCACTCCAGCACTTCATCGTTGCCTGTGTCAATGATAGCCATTGGGCGAACAAACGCTGTGTCAGCGTCAGCGGGGTGAACATCAAGCGCGGCACATATCTGCGCGAGGGTAAATTCACGCTCAGGGTGAAACTCCACGAGGATAGATTTGAACGACGCACGGTCAGGTTTCAAATTCACTGACGCAGGAAGACGAAAATTACGCACGGGGTTAATCGCGCCGCTATCAGTATAACCAGCGTCAGCGATTGCTTTAATGGCGGCGCTAAACTCGCCCTTAGTTGGCATATCATCTAAAGCAAACGTGTACCCCCACTGATAATTCTGCGGTGAGGTTTCCATTATCCATGTCGGCTCGATAGGAGGGCGCAAACTCTTGGTGCCAATGTCGTCAAGCACGAGAAAAGCAACGTACTCGCAGTTGCCCGCACTCGCAGACGGTTTGCCATCTTTAAAACGTGACGTGATAAACGACGCGGTATTACCATACCACGCGCCTTTGCCGTCGTATCGAGAAGGAAGATAAGCAGGCCATGCAAACTGACCGTTATCTTTAGCAATTTGCTTAACCAAAAGGATACTTTCGCCTTCAGGCGCGATACGTTCCAAGTAAGTGATAAAATTCATTTTCCATATCTCTCTAATGTTGATACACCAACCGCTAAGGGTAATCCTTCTGCCCACGCAGGAGCGCTACACATCACGGTTTCCAAGTCTTGCACGGCTGTCGCCGCGACTTCTTTTTTCACTTCCAGCACAATTTCGTCGTGAACATGAAGCACGACAGTATGCCCGATTCGACGCAAAGCGTCACGAAGTAAATCATTTGCAATCGCCTGTGTAATATTCTCACAAGCGAGTCCAGCCCATAGCCTAGCTCGCGGCCATTCGACTGCATCAGCAGCGGGTTTCCACGCCGCCTTAGCGTAAGATATCGACCCGTCTTCAATATATGCCGACGGGTAGCATAGCACCCGACCAGACGGCAGGGCGTACCACAAATTCACACCGTCAAACAGATACGTCACGCGACCAGCGGTAAACTCACGCCCCTTATGGCGCATGGCGCACATATATGCTCGCTCAAGCTCACCCCAATACTGCACCGCCCAAGTGTTACTGCGACGCCACGCGTCAACGGTACGTTTAGCCTCCGCTTCAGGTAAGGAGATACCATAGGCTTTACCCATCGCACCAAACGCACCAGCGCCACCCATATAGCCGCACGACAGAATAGCCACCTTACCAATCTGACGTTGGTCAGGCGTTATCATATCCATCGGACGATTAAAGATACCAGCAGCGGCACGGACGTAAATGTCCTCTCCACTGCGAAACACGTTAAGCACGTCTTCACTACCATGTTGCAAACTCGCCCAAGGCGTCACACGCGCTTCAATACCTGCCCAATCTGCTACCACGAACACGTTTCCAATAGCAGGCATCAGCGCAGGGCGAAGCATACCCTTTAAAACGTCAGTAACACGCTTACCATGCACCGGAACAATATCACGCCCATCAACCATATCATCACGCACCCGCTGTGGCTCTTTAGCGCATTTACGCGTGAAGTTATGCACTTGCGCACCATAGGACGACGCTCGACCAGTTGCCGACCCGCCGTTGAAAACAAACGCGCCACGCACACGATGGTCTTCAAAATCTGCAAGAGAAAGCAGACGGCTAAACTTCGCCACAGACGACGCCCACAAGTCATCAGCGCATTGAATAACCTCCGCAACGTGCGGCGGTATTTGCTCAGGGTCGTCCATCAATAGCAAATTAGCGCGAACGCTTTTGTCGATGGAATACTTTTCGCCATTCCACATCAGCGCTCGCGCAGACTCACCAACACGCTCAAGTACCCATTCACGCATCTTAGGTGAGCGAACGGACTTAATTGCGCCATCAGTTAGCTCCACGACGCGAGATTGGATTTCCTCAAGCTCGACACTGGCATAACGCATAGCGGCACGGCACAAGTCAACGTCCACCAAAACACCTGCGTCGTTAATGCGCTCGTTAACGTGATAGTCTGCAAGCTCGTCATTTGTCAACTGACGCAGTGCAGTAGACACTGCTCGCATGGTTCTTACGTCTTGACGGCAATACTCGATAAGCTCAGGTAGCAATTTGGTGTTAAAAGGAGGAGTGCAGCACTGCTTAACTAACATCTTGCCACGGTGGTCTTTGCGCATCTCACTAGAGATAGCGCGACCAACATCTTCAAGACTGCCCGGAAGGCAATTTGCCCGTGCTTGCACAGCGGTGCAGTAAAACTGCTCAAGTTTAAAATCTATCTGTAGAACGTACCAGAATATTAAACGCTCAAACGCGGCGTTATGCGCCCGTATCTGACCCGTGAAGTTGCAAACGTTGTCAGGAAAAGGCATATCAGGCGTCCATGTCTGCACGTCCTCATCATCAAAGGCGTAGCACATACACAGCACGTCAGTGGTCAAGTCTTGCGCGTAATTGTAAACGCCGTGCTTAGGCAAATCACATTCGCTTCTTGTTTCAAAATCGATATAAAGAATCATATTGCACAACCACATCCGCCGTATTCTTGACTTTCTAATGCTGTCACTTTACCTTGCATTAAAAATTCTTCTCTGTATTGTTTAAGCGTTAACATGCGTAGAACTTTACTTTCCGTCTTTTTTAAAAACGGATACGTTGCACCTATTACGTCGTAAACTTCTTGTTCTTTACTTTCAAACTCCCTATACCTTTTAGGATTAGCTTCATAAAGTGCTTTGTAATGCCCAAGCCCTGCTTTAATGCAAAAACCACCACAGTTATTATGCCCTAACTTCCAGTCATAAAGTCTTGGACGTTTAATGCCAAATTGTTCGCTATAGTCTTTGTTAATAATTTTTCCTTCTTCAACTAATGTTGAACGGTATATGTAAGGTGACATTCGTTTTTGAACGCCATCAAGACGATGACTTTCTGAGTAATCAATACCTAAGTGCATTTGTGCTTCATCAACAGAAAAATTATCGGTAAACCAGTTATTAAGCGGTTCACGTTTTAACATTCTAGAACACAGGTCAACTCTACTGTTACCCATAAACTTTTCTTGTTTAAAAATTTCAAATGGTGTTTTACCGTTTGTAAGCGTCACTAATTCACAGCCAAGAAAAGCTACACATTCATCTTTAAACCTGTAAAGGTCTTCATCTTCCATCAACGTGTCAGCAAATAGCAAGGTAACATTTTCTTTGCCATACTTATCAACGCACGATTTAGCTTCTGCAAAGCTACCCATACCACCTGAAAAACTAATTATATGTTTCATATCAACTCCAAAAGAACAAACATAAAAAAAGGCGGCCTTTCAGCCGCCCTTTCCTTATCGGTTATGCGCGTCTGCGGCGGGTGGCAGGCGCGTCATCTTCGATGACTTCTTGGGGTGTGTCTTCTGAAGGTTCGCCGTCAAGGCTAATCCACTCCACGATGTCAAACATCGGCGTGTAGATACGCCCGTAGGCTTTGTGCTGATAGTGTTCTTTACCAAGAGATACAACAGCAACAGGTTTAGTTTGGTCTGTTTCTACCTGATTAGCGATATTGACTGCTAATGTTTGCACGGCGCGTTTACCGCCCACGCTGGTGACTGTGTAGCGTACTTCTTCACCTTTGTCTTCACCGTCAATACATTTAAGTGAAAATCCTACTTGTGTTTCCCAACCGCGTTTAGCGGCGGCAGGCGCAGGCTCAACTTGTGGCAATGGCTCAGTCACGCTGACCATTTTCTCACCTAATACTTCACCTTCACCCCATGCAATAAAACCGTGCGTAAAGCTGAAAGGATTAACCGCCCAAACAGAATCGTTGTCCACTTCAGTTTCAGACGCGCCATATACCCAGTGACCTGTTCTGTCCATTTTAAGGATAGTCACGCCACCTGAAGTATTGGTGTCAGTTTGAATGTTGCGTAATGCGTTAGAAATGCTGTTAACTGCTGGAAGGTTGGCGTTGCCAAATACAGATACGTTGTTCATTTTAGATTACCTTTAAAGTTTATTGAGGGCGTTTGTTAATTGTTGCCCGATTAATAAGACAGTAGGGCGCGGGTCAGATTCGTGCGCCATTGTACTGCCAGAAGATACCACTGCGACAACATCATCCGGCATGGGCAGTTTCAGAGCCTTTAATTTCTTCTCTGCTTGCGCCGGCGAAACCAATTTGGAATCGTAGATGTCATCATTTGTCAGACCAAGCGCCAAAAGCGATTCTACTGCTTCTGATTCATTAGTCCACTTTCTTGTCCCACGTTTGGCTACTAATTTGTAGTTAGGGACTGGTTTACCCGCTTCGAGCATTTGAAACGCAAGCGCTCTCAAATCGGTAATCCATTGTTCCAGAATTTCAGCTTGTTGTAAATAGTTTGCAATAGATTCTGCATCAATATTATCTAGCGTTGCTTTCAGCGCTCTATCTACCTCACCTGTCATTAAAGGACAAGTTGGTTTAGCCGCGCACCACTTGCAGTGTTTGCCACTGGCTAACGGTGCATCAGGTGTTTCAGACAAATCGATAGCTTTCTTGAGCGTTTTCTCAAACTCACGAATGCGTTTAGCGGTGGTTTTCCAGCGCTTAACAGACGGGGGTTGAACAATCACAAGTTCAATAGACGCCGCGCCATCAAACACCCATTCTAACCCTTTTGTGCGCATTGCTGCGCCGGCGTAGAACATGAGCTGTTCGTTCTCCTCTACTTCCACGCTAACGCCACTGCCAAACTTCCAATCTAATATGACAGCGCGGTCGCCTAATCTGCCAATAAGGTCAACGCTACCAAACACGTCAGGCAAGAAATCACCATAACTAACATTAGCTTCAACGGTAAACTCCATCGATTTAGAAGGGTCAATTTCATCAAGCGCCGCCAGCGCCGGTTCAATCTTTTCCTTTGCCAGCTCAGTCGTCATATCAATGCCCGCATACGACAAACTGTAAATGTTAAAGTTATCCTCAGTGAGTAACTTTTCCATTGCAAGGTGGCAAAGTGTACCTTCATCGGCATACGATGACGACGGTTTAGGTGGCATTTGTTGCACCAGCTTAACACTGGCAGGACAGGCGATAACTCGTTTAGCGGTGCTACCGCCGGCAATACTTGAATGGCTCATTTTAATTTCCTCTAGTTTAGTGAGATTGCAGTATATCAAAAAAAGTTTGCAAAGAAAAGTTTGCAATGATAAACTTTAGCCATGTTAGAAAAAGACATCGAAAAATATTTAATAAAAGTCGTCAAAGAAATGGGCGGCAAATCGTATAAGTTCACCTCCCCTGCTTGTCGGGGAGTGGCAGATAGAATCGTGTGCCTTCCAAATGGCAGTACATGGTTTATTGAGCTTAAAACCGCAGGCGGCAGTCTGTCAGCACTGCAAAAAGTCTTTGCATCAGACATGGGCAAACTTAATCAAAAGTACGCTTGTCTTTGGAGCAAAGAAGATATTAACAACTGGAGAGAAAACAATGATTGAATTTTTACAATACCTTGATGAAAGCAATTTGGCATACCTTATTATGCTGTTTTGCTTCTTAATAATGGCGCGTTTACATTTGTCAGCGCTAACTGAAATTACACGTCTTCGTAAAATCATGAAACAGGTGATGAGATGAGCGCATCGTTAGTTTTAACACTATCGTTTTTAACGGTCGATACTAATATCGACAAACGCGGCAAAACGACTACGCACGAAACGATTGCGTACACGACCAACACCATACCGTATGACTCAATGAAAGCGTGTACAAACGCGCGTGAAGAATGGGGACTTGTCATTGGCGCGTATCAAATGAGTAAACGCCCCACACGGGTCATTATGGCTGTCTGTAACGACAGCGCTATGGGAGTAGTAGAATGACTGAAACAACAATAAAAAAATACTGCGAACAAAATAGAATTAGCCGCAGCGGCATGGATTACCATATCCGCCGGTCAGGTGTATTTCCAATCGGCAGTAAACGTTTCTCCGAAGCAGGCGCACCCTCATTCTTGTGGCGCGTCACCGATTTAGATGAAATCAAAGCGCTAATCAAAGGAAAGAAAAATGTCAAAAAATGAGCTTTTATACATAGTTTTTGGTGCGTTTCTAATCGGCGTTGTTGCGTCAACGTTAACAATTTACGCAACTCACAGACACTACCATGAAATCATCAAAACTAACATTGGCGAATTTATGCTTCGTGACGGTAAAGTGTATGGCGTTTATGAAATGACGCGCGATGTGCAAGGTAATATGGTGTCAAAATGAAATTTGGGAGCGTATGTAGCGGCATTGAAGCCGCTAGTGTAGCATGGCATAAACTTGGATGGAGCGCATCTTGGCTTGCTGAGATAGAGCCATTCCCGTCAGCAGTATTGGCACATCATTATCCCGATGTGCCTAATTTTGGTGATATGACTTTATTACCAGAGAAAATTCTTTCTGGTGAAATTGAAGCACCAGATATTTTCTGTGGAGGTACACCATGCCAAGCATTCAGCATTGCTGGAAATAGAAACTCTCTTGATGATGCAAGAGGAAACTTATCATTAACATTTTGTGAGATAGCAGATGCCATTGACACAGTTAGAAGTATTCCAACCATTATCTTCTGGGAAAACGTCCCAGGAGTTCTCAACACCAAAGACAACGCTTTCGGATGTTTCTTGGCTGGACTCGCAGGAGAAGATGGTGAGCTTAAGCCATCAGGGAAAAAATGGACAAACGCTGGTATGGTGCTTGGACCCAAAAGAGCAGTCGCGTGGCGCGTCCTCGATGCCCAATATTTCGGACTGGCCCAACGACGCAAACGTGTGTTTGTTGTCGCAAGTGCTAGAAACGGATTTAATCCCGCAGAAGTTCTTTTTGAGTTCGACGGCTTGCGCAGGGATATTGCGCCGAGCAGAAACAAGAGGGAAACAGTTGCCACCAATGTTGAAGAAAGCGTTAGAGCATACAACAAACAACGCATAGGTGAATATAGCACAGAAGATGTTGCTAGTACCTGTGCGGCTAGAGATTATAAAGATGCAACTGATTTAGTTGCTTATGAGAATTTTAAATCGGTATATGAGATGCACGCTCAAGACGCTAGAGTTCAAAATGTAGGTGATGTGCTACCAACGATGTCAGCAACTTATGGTAGTGGTGGTGGGAATATTCCAGTTACTTACGGTATTGCAGAAAACATTATTAATCGACAAGACCATAACGGTGGAAATGGCATAGGCAGTCAAGAAGAATTGCAATACACATTAAACGCAACGGGTGTGCATGGTATCTGCACCATGTCTGATGTAGCAGGCCCACTTGATGCGTCATATTACAAAGGCCAAGGTTCACGGCAAGGTGGTGAGCGTGAATTTGTAGCACAGTCTTTTGCTCAGAATCAATTAGGTGAATGTAGAGTTGGGGATGTGTTTAATACGCTAAATACTAATAGCAATGCAAGCGGTAGAAATACACCTATGTTGATGACACAAATGGCAGTCCGCAGATTAACGCCAACAGAGTGCGAACGCCTCCAAGGATTTCCAGATGGTTACACACAGATACCTTGGCGTAATAAATCCGCTGAGGATTGTCCAGATGGACCGCGATATAAAGCATTGGGCAATAGCTGGGCAGTTCCAGTGGTTGCATGGATTGGTGAGCGTATAGCAAAGAAGTTATTAAAATGACCAAAGACGAATGCTTTAAACGCCTAGAAATGGCGCAGAAAAACAAAAAAGAGTTGAAGAAAATTAAACTTCAACTCCTCAAAGAAATCGAACAACTGAAGTTAATGCTTCGCGCACTGGAGGAAGGATAATGCAAATCGATGACGTTGCGGCGCTCATGTTTTATATCGGGATACTATTTTTAACAGGAATTTGGCTATGTCATTAGTAAAACCCGTATCACCAGTGACGCCTGCGCCAACAACGGTTGACTGTAAACATGACCATTGGCGCATATATAATAGCCTTGGTTACCGCGAATGTGACCGCTGCAAAGAACGAAGACCCATTTTTAACGACATACGGCATCAAAGATGAACATTTCACAAATATTTATAGGGCTTAGCCCTTTTTTAAAAGACAGATTTACTAGCGAAGTGTTTACGCTTGGCTTAATTAATGAGCTTAACGAGCAACGCTTTCGTGCAAGATGCCGGCGCTTGGTACGCCAGCACAACGGCGAAACGCGCAAGCTGTACAAAGCGCTAAACAACTTAACAATGAATGACAGATTGCGATTTTTTGATGTGGTGAGCGGACATGAATGACAAAGATTTAGATATAGTAAGAGAAGCGGTAAAGTACAACAGTCAAACAGGACACTTTTACAAAGGGGGCGCATCTACACCTGCTGCGCTTAACTGGAAAAACAAAAACGCAACAATTAACGTTAAAAAAAGTGGACTGCATTCTAACTTTTTAGCGTGGAAAGTTGCGGTGTTCTTAGCTTACGGCTGGTACCCAGCGCATACTGACGCGGTAGAGTATTTAGATGACAACCCAACTAATCTGCGCATCAGCAATATTAGAGTTATTAAAGCGTCTGAAGACGAAATGACCATGATTGACTTCTGTGACGAAAACGACTTGCGCTACCCTAGCGTGTCGGCGCTTATGCGCGGCGAACCGTTTACCCGTCGAGTAGAGAACGGGTATTCAAGAGCGTATTTTAGTAAAAGCATACTAGAAGCTAATTGCGCCAAATTGCTTGCTAAGAAACTTCGCGATGAAGAAATAAGAGAAAAGCCCAGAACGCGACCAATGGGCAAACGCCGAAATGAACATTTTATGGAATTCTTGAGAACGCACACTATCGTGCCTAAAGGTTGGGAGATGACATTATGCTAACAGGTGACTCAGTACACGCAGGCGACCCCGTAGACGCACCAGCGCACTATCAAGGTAACAAAATGCAGTGCATCGACGCAATGGAGGCAATGCTTAGTGTTGATGAATTTAGAGGGTATTTGCGCGGTAATGTTTTTAAGTACCAATGGCGTTTTAGAGATAAAGGTGGGCTTGAAGACCTGCGCAAAGCACGGTGGTATTTAGACAGACTAATCAAATTGGAGAATTTCTAATGTACGCATTTAAAAGTGGACCCGTAGACCAAGACCCAACCATCAAAGCGCTACGCGGCGAGGACATGGAAAACTACATGAATTTGCTTAAATGGCTAGATACCGTGCCGTTTATCCCTTTGAAGGTAAGCGACATTGTGTTGCCTTGGCGGGATAGATGAAACCAAAGCTCAAAACGATGAATGGGGTGTGGATATGCTACACCCCTTGCTGCTCCATTCCGATGATGGCAGACCACCCAAAAACAGCGTACTTAAGATGGAAATTTATTAATGCTAAGACCGAATCAGATAGAAGCTGTTGCCTTTTTGAGCCAAATAGACAAAGGGATGATTCTTGCCCCCGTAGGGGCAGGCAAGACAGCGATAACATTGACCGCCATGAAGGAGGCGCTCGACACGGGCAGAGTACGTCGGTTCTTAGTGATAGCGCCAAAGCGTGTCTGCACGGACGTGTGGACGATAGAACCAGCGAAGTGGGCGCCAAGTCTGACAGTATCTATCGCCGTTGGCTCGCTAAATCAGCGTCTAGCGGCATTTGACGCGCCATCTCAGGTGGTTGTGACTAACTACGATACCCTTCAAACGCTGCCGCCGTTGCCTGACTTTGATGGCGTGGTGTTTGACGAATTGACTGTTTTGAAGAACCCATCAGGCAAGCGTTTTAAAGCGCTGTTTGCGCGTATCAAAGACTTTAAGATTAAATGGGGGCTTACCGGCTCGTTTACTAGCAACGGGCTTGAAGACGTGTTTGGGCAGTGCAAGATAGTGGACGCATCGCTACTTGGAAAATCCAAAACAGCGTTTCTTCAAACGTATTTTGTGCTACTCAATAAAGACTTTGGTGAATGGGTTGCCAAGACCACATCACTGCGTGACGTCATGGCGGAAATTAAACCCGCAACGTACCTTATCGACACGCAAGAGTACATGGACACTTTGCCCCCGCTTAACGTTGTGCCAGTTAAATGCGCGATGGATATGAAGCAATATGGTGAGATGAAGAAAGACTTTGTGGTGTACTACGAAGACAAAGAAATTATCGCGGTTAACGCCGCCGTAGTGGTCAACAAACTGCAACAAATGGCTAGCGGGTTTTCCTACATTGAAGGACACCCTACCACATGGTTTTCGCGCCACAAGTTTGACCGTCTTGATGAAATACTGGCAGAAAACCAACACGCCAATACGATTATCGTGTACAACTTTCAGGCAGAGCTTGAAGAACTTAAACGCCGGTATCCAAACGCGCGGACAATCGACCAGCAGGGCGTCATCTCGTCGTGGAACGCAGGGCGAGTGGAATTGCTGCTTGTTCACCCTAAATCAGCAGGGCATGGGCTGAACCTTCAATTTGGCGGCAGTAAAATGGTCTTCCTGTCGCTTCCGTGGTCACTTGATAGATATGAGCAGACCATTGGACGGTTGCACCGTAGTGGACAAAAGAGTGCCGTATATTGCTATGTACTGCTAACAGACAAAACCGTAGACGAGCGCATATTCGCAAGTCTGCATGACAAACGCGCAATCTCAGATATTGCCTTAGAGGAATTAAAATGAACAACTTAACATGGCGCG